CGCCGGCACCTGCGCCATTACCTCGGGCGCCAGTGGAGCGGCCACGCAGGAGCAGCCCGCGAGCGGCACGGCCGCGATCACCTCCGGCGCCTCCGGCGCGGCCCAGTCCGAGAGCCCGGTCTCCGGTACGGCTTCGATCGTGTCCGGCGCGAGCGGCGCGGCCACCGGCCAGCAGCCGGCCGCCGGCACCGCCTCCGCCTCGAGCGGCGCCTCCGGTACGGCCACGCAGCAAGCGCCCGCCTCCGGTACGACGGCCGCCTCGAGCGGCGCCTCCGGCTCCGCGTCCCAGCAGCAGCCGGCCTCCGGCACGGCCCCGATCACCTCGGGCGCCTCGGGAGCGGTCACGCAGCAGCAGCCGGCCGCGGGAACATGCTCGATCGTGTCGGGCGCAAGCGGCTCGGTGTCCGCCGAGGGCGAGTCCGAGCCCCTGCCCGTCTCCGGCACCTGCCAGATCTCAAGCGCCGCCTCGGGAGCGGCTACGCAGCAGCAGCCCGCAGGCGGGACCTGCCCGATCGGCTCGAGCGCCTCCGGCTCCGCGGCCCAGCAGGCCCCGGCCGCCGGCACCTGCTCGATCGTCTCTGCGGCCTCCGGAGCGGTCACGCAGCAGGCCTCCGTCACCGGCACCTGCTCGATCGTGAGTGGAGCCTCCGGCTCGGCCACCGCCCAGGAGTCCGAGCCCCTGCCCGTCTCCGGCACCTGCCAGATCTCAAGCGGAGCCTCCGGCGCCGTCGACGCTATCGTCGACGGGACGGTCGTGGCCTCCAGCGGCGTGGCAATCACCCGGGCGCCCGGACCGACTGTAGGCGGCGCGGCCGGGACGGCTGTCCGCCGAATCCGCGGAGTCATCATTCCGTACAAAAGGAGAGGCCCATGATTGAGAACGTCGACGCCGTCCTCGAGCCCATGTGGGAGGGCGCCGCCGAGGACCGCTACTTCACCGTCAACCTGGACAGCGGCGAGACCATCACCGGCGCCGTCCTCTTTGTCAACCTGGACGGCGTCTCGACGCCCCTCGCCGGCAAGATCACCGCCGGCCCCACGGCCTCCGGCTCCACCGTCTCTTTCAGGTTCAGCGGGGCCGCGGCCGGCTGGTTCATCATCACCGCCGCCTGCACCATCTCGGACGGGCAGACACCCATCTACAGGCTCGCCCTTTGGGTGAGGCCAAGGAGCTGAAAACATGGCTGGACTAACGCAAGCAAGACAGCAGGCAATCCTGGACGCCGAGTTCGTCGCCGGCGACTACTTCGCCTGGTCGGAGAACGGCACGAGCGAATCGAGCTACCTGGCCCGGACGGCCGTCTCCGCCTGGACGTCGGCCTCGGCCGCCAACCCCTCGGAGAAGTCGAACAACGGCGCGCTGCTCTCGGCCGCCTGCAGCGGAGACGCCAAGACCTTCACCCACTGGGCGGTCTTCTCCGCCTCGACGGCCGGCACGCAGAAGACCGACTGGACCGCGCTCACGCAGTCCCAGCTGCTCAACACCGGCGGCAAGCTGAGCATCGCCGCCAACGCCCTCAAAGTCACCCTGGACTGAGGCCTCTGTAAGGCCCGGCACGGATGCAGGCGGGTCTTTTCCCGCCTGCGCCGCAGGCCCGTCTTGAGGGTCCAGCGGCGCGATTTGAGCCTATTGCGGAGGGGAGCTAATACAACGGCCGCGGCGAGGCGGCCAGAGAAGGGAGAAACGCCCCATGGAGTACCCTGCAATATTCGCCATTGTGGCCGGCTTCGTGGCCACCATCATCATCGGCCTGCTCACCCGCGCCACCTGGCCCAGCTGGGCAAAGGTGGTCATGGCCGGAGCGGTCGCCGTGGTCCTCGGGCTCGTGGAGCTGTGGATTGCCGGCGACACGGTATGGAGCTGGTCCAACCTCTGGCCGATCGCCGCGGCCGTGTTCGTGCTGGCCAAGGCCTGGTTTACCCTGATCGCCTGGAAGGTCCCCGGCCTGCAGGACTGGTGGGAACGCCACGGCCTCAAGCCCTCTACGCAGGACCCCACGCCCACCCAGTGATTCGAGGAGGTGATCCTCCATCTCGCGGGCGCCGGCTACCCCTCCGGCCGGCGCCTCCGTAGCGCGGTAGAGCAGCGGTAGCTCGTGAGCCCCATAAGCTCAAGGTCGCCGGTTCGATCCCGGCCCGCGCCACCTACAGAAACGCCCCTCTCTCAGGCTTTCGCGCCTGGGGGAGGGGCGTCTTTTTTGTGTTGGTGGTGGTTATCCGCGCCGGATCTCTTCCATCAGCTTCGCGTGGTGCACGCTCGCCTGGCAGATGCGGGCGATGATGGCGAACACGGCCGCGCCCGCCCAGATGGCCGCTTGCTCGATGGCACTCTCGACGGCGACCCAGCCGAGCACGAACATGATGACCGCGCCGGCGACGCACAGTCCCATGCCGACGGTGCCCGGCCAGGTGCTCACCGCGGGGGCGGGATAGTCGCGCTCTCTGGTCATGGCTAGTAGTCCACCTTGCGGTAGACCAGGAACACGCAAAACGGCCCCCACCAGGCGGCGGGACAGACGGCCGCGAGTTCCTGGCCCTTCTTCGCGTGCCGTCCCACCTTGCGCTCCAGGCGGCCCTTGGTGGGCCAGAACAGGCGGTCTACGTCGGCGAATGCGTTGCTCATGATCCCCTCCGTTCAAGCATGTACTCGATTCTCCGTTGGATCTCGCGCTTGCCTTGGGGCGGCAGGCGGAGATACCCGTCCCAGAACTCCGGGTTCTCGGCGAGCTCGGCCAAAAGATACCAGGGCTTGACCTTCAGAGCCTTGGCGATGGAGCGGATGACACGGAGCCCTGGGTCCCGGCTGCCCCGCTCGATCATGGAGATGTAGTGCGGCACCGGGTGCCGACGCCCGCCGAGGCTCACGAGTGCGGCAAGCTCGGCCTGCGTCATCCCGAGCCGTGTACGCAGCCAGCGGACGTTGTCACCGAATGTGGCCATCACCCACCGTGAGTTTACATTCTGTATATGACACGAAAAGCACAGTAACATCACTCGCCGTGAACCACTTTACAGATTGTCGGTATTTGCGCGGAAACCTTGTCAAAGTGACCAGAAAGAGTATTGCGTCAACCCCCCGTATATGAAACGGTGGACCTCATGAGAAAGCGAGAGAGGATAGAGCGGAACCACCGGTACCTTCCCAAGACCATCGCCCTTGAACCGGCCATGATCGACTACCTGGATGACGAAGCGTACCTCCGGGAGTGGTCAACGTCGGAGCTGGTGCGGAAGATCGTGGGGTGCTACCGGGACAATGCGGCAGAGTTCGAGCGGCTCTGCCCGGAGTTGAAAGTCTCCCGTCCGGCCGGTGCGCTATGATGCAGGCATGGAACCCCGCTCTCTGGCGGCTCCGTGAATGCATGATATTGTACATCGTGCTCAGTAGAGAATTTCACTCTCCGCATACGCTCTGAGCGTATAAAAGAAGAAGGCTGACGGTTGCACCCGTCAGCCTTCGGTAACGCGGAGGCCCTCTGTGGAAAGTCCCGCTACTGCGGAGTGTACAACGACACTCCCCGTTGATGCAACTTTTCTTTACATCTTGGAAAAGTTGCTCCCTGAACACCTCAAACGTGTCCACGTCGATGAGGGTACGGGCTGCCTCCTCTGGGATGGTCCCCCGAACGCCGCTGGGCACGGCCAGGTGGCAACTCCCGAGGGCACCAAGACGGCACACGTCGCCGTGTGGGAGTACCTCTTCGGCCCGCTTGACTCTGTCATCCACCTTCACCACACCTGCCCGAATAAGCTGTGCGTCAGCCCGTTCCATCAGCATCCCCGGCTCTACACCGAACACCGGCGCGAGCATGCCCGAAAGCGTTGGGCGATGCAGAAGGAAGGGCATCCAGAGCATCTAATCGGGGCTCGCAAAGGGCGCGGTCATCTGGGCGAGCACCAGCGGGCCGAAATACACGACCTGTACTTCACGAGGCGAGCGACCCAGCAGGAGCTTGCTGACCTCTTCGGCGTCTCGCGGCCCACCATCTCCAAGATCGTCAACGGGCCACGGCCCGAGCCCGTCGCACCGGAAACGGACCCGCGATGATCACCGCCACCAAGCGCGGCCACACGATCATCCTGGACGGCGGCTTCCGCCTCACCTGCGACGGCTGGGAGCTGCTCCCCGGGGCAACGTGGCGCTACCTTGACACCGGCGAGCCGGCCGACGTGGAACGCCCCTGCGTGCGTTGCGGACAGATGCCGACTCCCGAGGGCCATGACGCCTGTCTTGGAACCGTCCCCGGTGTCAAGGCGGCCTGCTGTGGCCACGGCGTGACGGAGCCCTACCAGCTCGTCACGGTCACGGTGGTGAGCGCCCGATGACCGCCGCCGACCTCCACGCCCTCCACCTGGCCCTGCCTGTCGGTATCGAGAACGGCACCACCCAGGCCGACCTGGCCGCCCAGCTGGGCTGGGATACCCGGAAGGTCCAGGAAGGCTTCCTGGAACTCCGCCGCGAGCACCACGTGCCCGTGGTGGCCCTCACCTGCCACAACGGCTGCTTCATCGCCCGCAAAGGTGACAAGGCGGATCTCGCCGCCATCAAGCGGACCCGGAACAGCATGAACTCCCGCGCCATGAGCCTGCACGTCACCGTCCGCGACCTTGACGAGGTGATCGCGGACTTGGAGTGGAGCCCCTGTCTGTTCCCTGAGCTCGAGGAGGTTGCCGTATGACCGTGAACCAACGTGACTACCCCTGGCTGACCGCCGACGAGCTGACCGCCCGCCGCCGCGCTCGCAAGCAGGCGCGCGAGGACCGGCGGACCACTCGCCAGATCATCGGCGTGGTCATCGGCGGGTCCGCAGGCATGGCCGTTGTGTGCGCGCTGCTGTGGGGCATCGCGGGGTGACTCCCATCAGCCATCGAGACCACCCGGAACTGCGTGACCGTCCGCCGGCGCATCCCTGCACCGTCTGCGGCCACGCCGTCTCCGAGTCCTGGTGGCGGGAGGGTTACGACACCTGCTCGCTCCACTCGCTCGGAGTGAAGCCCGGAAAGAAACGAACGTTGCAACAGGAGGGGAATGAAATGGCCAACAAGCGGATGCCAGAAGAGCGGCAGCGGGAGGTCGTGCGCCTCCACAATCAGGGGCTGTCTCCGTCGCAGATCGCCCAACGGATGGAGCCGAAGTCATGCAACACCACCATCGAGCGCGTGCTCGCCGAGAAGGGCATCACGCCGCATAAGGCCGAGAATGCCCGCCCGGTCACAGTCTATCGCCGGGAGCCTGAACCCCGGAAGAAGAGTGGCAAAGCCGCCAAGAATAACAACGGGAAAGTCACACCCACCGAGCGCCCGACCTGCTACGGCGCGACCGACTGCCCGCTCCCCGAGCCCGAGAGCTGCGACCACTTCGATGCCTGTCTGAACGAGCTGAAGGAATGGGCAGCCTCTGCCACCACGTCCCCCCTTGCAGAGCCGGTCGGGGCCGTCGCAGAAGGAACCTCCACTTCCGAGGAAGCGACGGCCCCGCCGGCGACCATCATGCCGGAGCGGTCCTGCCAAGACTGCCGCTATGACGACGGTGTAGAGGGCGAAGAGCCCTGTGTCTCGTGCTGTGTCGAAGAGAACCACTGGACTCCGAAGCTCTCCGGTTCCGAATCCTGCACCACAAATCCGGTGCAAAAAGACGAACCGGCCCCTATGACCGGCCACTGCGCCTGCTATCGCCAACCCGTCACCACCGGCAACCGCTGCCCCAACGCGGAGGCCGGCTACCGGACCGACTGCTCGCCCGAGTGCCCTGAGTGGCGTGAGCGGGCCACGGTGGAAGTCAAGCTGGAGCTGCCCGAGGATGCCATCCAGCCCGAGCCCGGCTGGTGCGCGCTCAAGAACACGGCCTACGAAGTCGGCCAGCCCTGCGGGTACAGCAGTGAGCCCTGCTTCGTCCTGTGCGAGCACTTCCGCACCGACGCTCAGGTGCTCGCCGCAGCCCGCGAGAAGCTGATGGAGGCGGTGGACAGCGAGCTTGCCGAGATGGGGCCGGAACACGTCTGCAAGACGTGCCGGCACTTGGACGACGAACCCCTGGAAGAACCCTGCTACGGGTGTGCACAGGGCATGGGGGAGACGGTGGCGGACCGCTGGGAGCCAATCTCCGGCCGATCCGAAACCAAAGAGGAGCCCGGGGTCCCCAACCTACCTTGCTACGGCAACAGCGCCATGGCCGCCGATCGGGAGTGTGACGCCTGCCTTATCAACGGCCCCTGTGCTGACGAGGAGGCCGCCAGGTCGCAAGAAGCCGGGCAGGATATTCCAGGCTTCATTCCTGGGAAGCTCCGCGAGCCCGAGTGGGTCCCATTCGCGGGCCGCACGGCGGCCCCCAAGCAGATGGAAGTGCGCCTGGTCCTCGCCGACAAGCCGGAAGTCATGCGGCAGCTGCGTGAGGCCCTGGGCGTAGACGATCCGGCTTTCGATTCCCTGGTCCGGCTGGCCGGCCACATGGGCAGCAACCAAATCCTGCGCCTGGAAGACGTGCGCGATCTCCTCACCATCAGCCGAGTGCTCTATCGCCTCGAAGGCCGCGTAGGCGGGCTCGAGCACGCCTTCATCACCACCGACTAAGCCAACGCGCCCAAAAGGGTTAGACGCGACCGGAGCCACAGCGACCGAAGGGGGACGCCATGTAGATCGCGCGGCGCATAGATGCCGCCTCTCAAAGAAAGCAGAAGGGCCGCCGAAGCGGCCCCACGCTGGCAAGCGAACCGAGCATAGCAAGGAGGGACGAACGAAGCAATGACCGCCGATCGCCGCAAGCTGACCCCGGTCCTCAACCAGGCCGGCCACATCTACACCCTGGACGGGAAGCCCCTCGCCGGCGTGACCACCGTGATCCACGCCGTCCACCGGGCGCCCGAGCTAGAGGAATGGTTCAAGCGGACACCGGCGGCGGAGGCCGACCGGATCCGCGACGAAGCCGCGGCCTTCGGCAACAGCGTCCACGCGGCTCTGGCCGCCTACCTGACCGGCGCCGCCCTGATACCGCTGCCGCGAGAGGAGCGGTGGCAGCGGACCGTCGAGGCCGGTATCGCCTGGCTGGAGGCCAACGTAGAGGAGGTCCTGGCCGTCGAGGAGCCGGTCGCCAGCGCGATCTACGGCTACGCCGGCAAGCCGGACCTGTACGCGGTCCTGCGCCGGGCCCGGAGACAGCGGTCGACCGGCCGCCTGGTCCCCACGGTCATCGATTTCAAGACCACCGGCGCCATCTACTGGCCGCACCTGTTCCAGCTGGCCGCCTACCGGCAGGCCGCAAAGGAAACCTACGACGCCCCGCCGCCGGACCGCCTGGCCCTGCGACTGGACAAGGACGAACCCGGCCGGGTCGAACCCCGGCCGCTACCGCACCACGACCGAGACTGGGCCGGCTTCGGCTACTGCTTGGGCATGTTCCGAATCCTGGAAGGCGGCATGGCATGAGCACCACGAAGGTCTGCAGCAAGTGCGGAGCCGAGAAACCAGCCACGATCGAGCACTTCAGGAAGCACTACGGAGGGCTCAGGGGATCGTGCAAGGAATGCGACGCCGCCTATCAGCGCGAGTACCGTCGCAACAACCAGGAGAGAGTCGCCGCCTACCAGGCGAGGTACCGCGCCGAGCACAAAGACCACCGCAAGGCACTCGGAAGCAGCAGCCTGCCCCTGTACCGATGGCTGGTAAAGAACGGCTTTCCGGCCGGCTTCCAAGTGCTGTGCCGCAACTGCAACTGGGGCAAACACGCAAACGACGGCGTTTGCCCCCACATCATCCAAGGAGGGATGGAGTGACCCCCACCACACAGGCGGTCGCCGCCTATGAGAGCGACGCCCAGGTGATCGAAGCCACCAGCCGAGCGGCCGCGGTACTCACGCGCGCCCAGGCGATCACCGTCAAGGACCAGGCCACGGAAGCCGAGGCCACCGACTTGCTCGCTGAGGCCCGAAAGGGCACCAAGGGCATCGAGGCCCTGCGCCGCAGCTTCGTGGACCCGCTGAATGAGCACGTGAAGAACATCAACGCCTTCTTCAGGCGCGGCGCCACGCCCCTGGCGGACGCCGACCGGCTGCTCGGCCAGAAGCTGACCGACTACCGCGCCAAGGTGGCGGAGGCAGCCCGCAAAGAGGAGGAGCGCCTCCGGGCCCAGCAGGAAGCCAAACACGCCAAGGCGGTCGAGCGCGCCGAGGCCAAGGGCTTGGAGGCCCCGCCGGCGATGCCCCTGGTTCCCACGATCGCCCGCCCGGCCAAGACCGTCGAGGCCTCGGACGGCGGAGCGAAGGTCACCTACGTCGAGCGCTGGGGCTTCGAGATCACCGACGCCGCCGCGGTCCCGCGCGAGTTCTGCTGCCCTGACGAGAAGAAGATCGGCCAGCTGGTCCGCGCGAAGTTCTGGCAGCCCGACCAGGCGCCCCCCGGGATCAAGATCACCGTCACCCACGAACCGACAGTGAGGTAGAAGACATGGCGAGAGACACCCTGCCCGCCCGCCGTCCGGCCACCGCGCCGGCGGCCCCGGCGCCCACCGCCGGCGGCACCAACGCCCTGGCCCTCATGGCCAGTCGGCTGCAGGTGGCGCCCGCGGAGCTGCAGCGCTGCCTGATCGACACCGCCTTCAAGGGTGCCACCGAGGCCGAGTTCATCGCCCTGGTGGCCGTGGCTAACCAGTACGGCCTCAACCCCCTGGTGCGCGAGATCTACGCCTTCAGTAAGACGGGCGGCGGCATCGTCCCCCTGGTCCCGATCGACGGCTGGCTGAAGCTGATCCGCCGCGATCCGGACTTCGCCGGGATGGAGACCAGGTGGAGCGATGAGCTGGTCCAGCCCAGCAGCAAGGCGAAGGACTGCCCCGCCTGGTGCGAGGTCACCATCCACCACAAGAGCCACCCGGAATACCCGACAGAGCACCGCGAGTGGATCGATGAGATGTACCGAGACACCGGGCCCTGGAACACGACCACGAAGCGCATGCTCGAGTGGAAGGCCATTATCCAGTGCGGTCGCAAGGCCTTCGGTCTCACCGGGATCTTCGACCAGGACGAAGCCGAGCGCATCGCCGCCGGCGAGATGGTCACCGTCGAAGCCACCGCGACTACCGCGCCGGCGCCGATTGGCGAGGAGGCCTACCTGAAGCTGGTCGCCCAAGCCCAGCGCTTCGGCTATAGCGTGGCCGACGTCCAGGCGACCGCGGCCACGGAAGGGTACGAGGGCCCCGGCGAAAAGATGCCGGAGGACCTGGCCCAGCGCATCTACCAGGGGATGAAGGCGAACCCCTGCGAAGCGGAGCAGCCGGCGGCCGGCGGATACCGGACCCCGATGACGGGCGGTGATGGCCAGTGAGCGACAGCATGTCTCTCGCCATCCAGGGCGGGCAGGTCCCCCTCTTCGCGGGCTTCGTCAATTTGGAGGTCTCGCTTAGCCTCTCCGGCTCCGGCAAGTACAAGCTGGAGAAGCTGGAAGAGATCCTCGCAGGCGACCCGCTCGTTCCTGGGACCGAGCTCACCATCACCAGCCGCTACTATGTCCGTGACGTCCACATGCCCGTCAACCGCAAGGAAGACTACAGCCGGTCCTACGAGGAGCGACAGAAGAGCGCGGCCTACGTCTACGAGCTGGCTGGCGCCAAGGTGGACCTCGGCTTCATCGACATCCTCAAGGTCGAGGCCAAGCAGGGCAAGACGAAGAAGATCATCGCCGCTCCCTGCGCATGCCTGGTCGCGAACGTGCCCAATGCCACGAAGCCCGACGGCTACAAGGTGGCGGAGTATCCGCTCAAAGGCCACTGGGCCGACCAGAAGTGCCAGGCATGCAAGGGCCGCGGCTACGTCCATCCCCGCAAGAACAAAGCGCCGATGTCCGACGAGATCTCCGGTAGCTATGGGGACATCATCATGCTGGTGGACGTCCTCCCGGAGGCGCCTGACGTCCCCGAGGGCCATTGCACGACGTGCGGCAACAAGAACCACGTCTACAACTGCCCGGTGAGAGCGGAGGAAGAGGCCGCCAAGAAGAAGACCGCCGGCGAGGCGAAGAAGGCCTACAAGAAGGAGACCGGCCAGAAAGCCCCGGACTGCTTCGGCCTCACCTATGATTCCTACTACCGACGGTGCGCGCCCGACGTCTGCGCGGCAGCCGCGCACTGCGCCAAGGCCTGCGGGCGCGAGGTGCCAGCGCTGAAGGAAGCGACCGGCTCCACGCCGGATGACGACACCAAGATCCACCAGTGCCCCTATGCCGACGCCGTTGCAGATAACTGTCCCTGCGAGAACTTCTATGAATGCGCGGTCGTCACCAGGCCGCCGTGCTTCGGCCGCTGCTTCGCCGTCGATGAAACGCTCAAGTGCCGCACCGACGATTGCGACTTCGAGCCCTATTGCGAGGGCCAAGCTGAGAGCGACCACGACGCTGCCGATGAGGCCGGCGACGAGTGAGAGGCGTCCCCGGATACGAGTTTATCCGCTGCCCGGACCACCCCGGCTACAGCGTCGGCTTCCACGCCGGCCGCCCCGGCTGGTGCTGGTTCGGCGACCACTACGTTGAGGGAGAGAGCATGAGCGACGACGCCCCGGCCGCCCTGGCCGAATGTACAACGGAGGATCCTTCGATCGCACCCGGAGCTATGGCCGAAGGTCCAACCGGCGAGCTGCCCGACTTCGGGCCGCTCAAGTCCTGGTCCGCGGCCGACGCCCAGGAGAAGTGGTGCCTCAAGCACCACATGAGGGTCGAGCCCCGCACCCTGTGCCCGGACGCCGACCGCCGGGAGATCGAGGCGCCCTGCGAGGCGATCGACTGCCCGGAGCGCATGCCGGTCTGCTACGGCGCGCCGCCGGCGACCTGCCAGGACCACGCCTGCCCGGCGAAGGGCTCCTGCTGGTCGGAATGCGAGGAAGACCGGCCTGAGTGCTACGGAGACCCGACGAAGGCGGAGCCGGACGCCTGCGAAGCCTGCGCGATCGCGCCCGCCTGCGTCGAGGTCCAGAGCCTCGCGGCCACGCAGGAGATGGACGATCCGCCGGCCCCGGAGATGCCCGCCAAGCATGACCCCTTCGAGGCGAGCCGTCCGCCGGCCTTCGGCGTCATCAACAAGAACACCGGCGAGGCCTTGCAGATGAGCCTGGAAGGCGCCACGTGGGCCCAGTACCGGATCAAGACCAGCCACCTGAGCCTGAGCGCCGGCGGCGCCGTCACCGATACTGATCTGGACGGCATCCTGTGGGGAGGCGAACTGCGGACGGGCGCGATCGTGGAGGTCACCCTGCGGGCCCGCGTCCAGATGCACGCCCCGGTCCACAAGAAGGGCGCCTACCAGGGCAAGATCGTGCTCGCCGGCGAGGTGCCCACGTCTATCGAGGTCATCCGCTACGCCGACGGCCCGGTGGAGCCGGCCGAGAACGTGGATGGGATACCGAAGGCCCTGGAGGAAGGCACGAGGCCAGCCGCTGGTGAAACGATCGAGGCCCCTGCTGACACAGAGAGCCCCGACGGCGAAGCGCTCCACGATTGCAGCGACTGCAAGCACACCGATGTCGATTGGGACCAAGAGCCCTGCGCCCAGTGCAAGTGGATGGACCCGAACGGCGAAGACCCCGACTGCCTCCACGGGACCGAGGACAACTGGGAGCGCAGCTGCTTCGGGGACCCCTCCGAGGACAAGGCCTCCGAGTGTGACGCCTGTCCTTCGTTGCATGCCTGCATGGACCTCGTTCGCGAGCAGGAGGGACTCGTAGACCAGGTGCCTGACGACAAGACGGAGACCACCGCAGAGACCGACCCGGCCGCGGAACGTCCGGAGTGCTTCGGCGCCTACGGCACCTGCCTGGCCTGGACCCAGGCGGACTGCCCCAGCGCCGCTGCCTGCCTCGCCGCGAGCCCGGGGGATGACCGATGAGCGAGCGCACCGTCAAGCGCGCAGAGGTCCGGCAGGCCCTGCGCGAGGTAGCGACCGACGCGGACATCCAGGACTTCATCGGAGGGTTGCGGCCATGACCAGCCCCGCCCGCTGCCATTCAAGTCACACCGCGAGCCCGGCTTCGGCCGGGCCGCGGATTCTGGCCCTCGACCTCAGCTTGACATCGACCGGAGTCTGCCGGCCAGATGGAGAAACTGTGGTCATTCCTACGGCGCCAAGGAAAGCCATGGTGCGGCTCGCCTTCATCCGAAGCCAGGTGCTCACCGAAGCCCAGGAGCCCTACACCGGCAGCCTGCCCGACGTGGCCATCCTGGAAGGCTACAGCCACGGGAGCCCCAACCAGGCCCACTACCTCGGCGAGCTCGGCGGCGTCGTGCGCCTGGCCCTCTATGACGCCGGCGTGCCCTACGTCGACATCGCCCCGAAGAAGCGAGCGAAGTATGCCACCGGAAACGGGAACGGCAGTAAGGACGCCGTGCTCCAGGCGGCCGTCCATCGCTCTGGCCGGATCTTCGACTCGAACGACGCGGCCGACGCCTGGTGGCTCTGGCAGATGGGCCTGGCCCACTACGATCCTGGCAGCCCGCACCTGGTGAAGATGCCGGCTAAGAATCTGGAGGCCCTGCGGGAGATCCAGTGGGCCGTGATCGGGAAGGAGGCGTCATGAGCACCTGCACCAGTTGCGGCGCCGCCATCCGCTTCGAGCAGTCCGCGAAGCCGCCCCACAAGTGGATGATCCTGAACCCGCTGCCCTACGAGGACGGCAACGTGGTGATCTTCCGCGGATATGCCCACGTGTTCAAAGACGCCGCCGCGGCCCTCGAGGCCTTCCCCGGCTCGCAGCTGTGGGTGGACCACCACGCCACCTGTGAGCACGGCAAGCAGTGGAGCGAATACACGGCCGGCAAAGGCCCCAGGCCGGCCCAGATGACCTTGGGAGGTGAACCGTGACCACCTGCCCGTGCTGTGACCAGCCGGTGGCCTTCGTGCGCAACCACCACAGCCGCTACGACTTCGTGATTGACCCGGAGCCCGCCGAAGACGGCACCGTTGTGATCGGCACCGGGTGCTTTGGGAGCGTGGAGGCCGCAAAGAGCGCCGCCGGCGCCGGTCGACCTCGCTACCGCCTGCATACCTGCCCTGACACCGAGAAGAGGCGATGACCCGTGGCCAACCCGCAGCCGACGCCCTTCGTCCAGTTCTCCAAAGAGCTGTTCGACGCCCTCCTCTTGTCGCCCATGCCGGCCACGCATAAAGAGATCGTCCTGGCCGTCATCCGCCGCACCTACGGAGACCACGGGAAGAAGTCGGCGCCGATATCGATCGGCCTCTTGGTGAGCATGACAGGACGGTCTAAGAGCGGCCTCAGTGTCAGCCTGGCGGCACTCATTGCGGAGGGCGTCATCCGGCAGGTCTCACCGCCGGGTTTCGGACGCCCCGCAGTGTTGGGCCTGAACAAGAACTACGAGAAGTGGGGCCGCTGGTCAGTAGACCCGGAGTCCCTACCAAAGTATCCACAGGACGGCACTTATCCACAGGTTCAGGAGAGCGAACAGGTTCAGCAGGACGAACTGAACAGTACTAGCAGAGCGAACCATGGTGTTCAGCAGGACGAACTGAACAGTACCAGCAGAGCGAACCATGGAATACAAGAGACATTGAAACAAGAGACGTCTCGCGCGGGCGCGCGCGACCCTGTGGAAAACCCGGCCGAGGAAGATCATTTTGATTTGAAAAGGAAAAGGGAGAGGATCGTGGATCACCTGACCCCGGAGCAGAACGTGCGGCAACGTGGGCCCGGGCAGACCTGTGGGGAGCTTGAGCCCGCCTTCGCCGGTATCGACTTCGGGGAACCGCCCCCGGACGACTTCCGCGCCATAGACCTGGGTGGGGCGAAGCCATGAACGCGGCCATCGAACAGAGCGCTTCGGTGCCTGTCTGGGCCTGGTACTTCGCCACCCCGCGCGATCTGCAGCGCGGCCTCGAGGAATACACCGCCTTTCAGGGCGACCGCCTAGTTCGCCAGAGCGAGCGGGAGCCGGTCGACCCCAACGTACCGATCGGGGCGATCGACCTGCGCGAGCTTGAACGGATCGCCTCGAGGTACGGCCTCCGCCTTTCGACCGACGAAGCCGGCGCCGTGATCTACGGCACCGACGGCAACCCGGTTCTCGAGGAGGACCCCGACGCGGCGCCACGACCGGAGGACGTCCAGGCCATACAGCAGATGCACTCTGCCCAGCGCCGTGCGGAGATCGACGCCTGCCTCGAGGCGATACGCCGGCCCTTTCCGCATTGGTACAAGTTGCTCGATACCTACTACCGGGAAGGCCTGAGCCTAGAGCCGCGAGGATGGGCGATCGCCGCCCACGCCCTCGGCGCCCACCAGGTGACCTGCCCACCGCTCAAGAGGTGCCCAGCGAGCCCGGGCGAGCCGGTCCAGGAAGATCGGCCTGATTGCAGGAAGGCGGACAAGATCTGTCGGGCGGACCGTGCCCGATTCGAGGTGTTGCTCGCGATCGCCATCGCCCGGCTTTTTGACGCCCACAGGGTACGCCGTGAGAAGTGCTCTTGACACCACCAGCGGACAGGCTCTAGACTACGGCCTAGTGGGAGTGGGAGGGAGTGCGCCCGGAGGTCGACGGCAACAAGAGAGCCGCCGGCCTTTTTGTTTGGGCGAGGCCGCATGAGTAACCCGGCCCTCAAGCCCTTCTACAACTCAGCCGCCTGGAAGCGCGCCCGCCTCGCCGCCTTCGAGCGCGATGACTACCACTGCCGAATCTGCGGCAAGCTGACCAGCAAGCCGACCGGCCACCACTACCCGCCCATCGAGGAACTGCTGCGCCGAGGCCTCGACCCTCTGGATCTGGCCTACATCTTCACCGCCTGCCCGCCCTGCCATGGGGAAGAGGATGGGCCGAGATCTCACGCGCCCAAGCCGCCGAAGGTCAACAGGTTCAAGCGTTGGCTTTAGCGGCGGGAGATCTGGTCGACCGTGGCGCTGATATCAGCAAGGATCGCTGGTGCATCGCGCCAGGGCTTGCCGGTCACGGTCATATACCGGCCGGTCGCGTAGAACTCCACGCCCTTGCTAACCATGGCGGGCTGACGCGAGGCGCGCCCCCAGATATGCAGACCGGTGCCTGAAGGCGAGACTTCCACGTAGGTCTTCGGCAGAAACGCCATGATGCACGCGGCCGCCGGCGAGAGGACGCCCACCTCGTTGATGCAGTGGTCCAGGTCGATGCACACGATCCCATCGCCATTGAGGGCAAAGCCGAGCCCGTCACCCACGCGCGAGGCGGAGGCCTCGGTGTATGTGGTCCAAGTGGTCGCGTCGGTAGAGCTGGCAGGCTGGCCCTTCGTGGTGACCGGACGCTTCGCAGCGTGACGCAGCCAGCGGCTCGCCGCCCGGAGCTCAGCGGGGATGGGAGACGCCGGCACCTTCGCCCGGTGATGCGCGACTCGGCACCGACCAGAGCAGAACTGCGCGTCGGCACGGGCATCCCAGGGAAGCGGCTGGTGGCAGTGAGTGCAGGTGCGGTCCATACCCACAGTATCTCATGTAACGGCTACGGGCGCAATAGCAGGGCAAACCGAACGGCGCTGACTTATCCACAGGGTTATCCACACTCTTTCCACAGGTCACAGAAGTGAACGATGTACGGATAGTGCCGATATGCAGGCATTCTCCGCGAGGGGGGGATGCGGCCGATTTTGAAGGCCGCCGCAGACCCGCGCTTAGCCATCCACGTAAATTGTCGAAACTCGGTCCGCGTTTTTTGGGAGGTGACCGTCCATGTCTGCACGCACTGGGCGCCCGCCCAAGAGCACGGAGCAACACCAGGCGGAAGGCACCCTCCGGGGCGATCGCCACGCCACCACCCCGCTGATTGCCGGCGACCGCAGGGACCCGGAACCCGGGCCCTACCTCACCGAGGACCAGGCGGTCCACTTCCGCCGGATCGTCGCGGAGCTTTCCGGCAGCCGGCTGCTCGACTCGGCCGACCGCGGCATGATCGAGCTGGCCGCCATCGAGCTCGACGTCCTTGAGCGCTGCAACCGCCATCTCAAGCGCGGGCTGATGGTCAACCGCAAGCACGGCGGCTACAACGGAGGGCCGACGCACACCACCAAGGAGCTGTCCCCCTACTACCGGGCTCGCGAGGAGGCGATCGGGAAACTCCGCTACCTCTACGGCGAGCTCGGCATCGGGCCGCTGTCCCGGGCGGCGCTCGCCAACCGCGGCATCAAAGGCAAGGGGCCGGCGAGGGCCCTCGCCGGCGTGGGGGAGAAACCGACGCCACTGCGCGTGGTCAACGGTAGCGGAGGCGAGTAGGGATGCCCGCCGCGGCGGGTACCCTCGGCCCATCGGTTGCCCGGTTCTTCGAGGGGAACCTCCGTCTTCCTGAAGGCGAGCGCCAAGGGGAGCCCTTCGTGCTCGAAGACTGGCAGCGCGAAGACACTGACATCATCTACGAAACCGACGCCGCTGGTCGCTTCCTCTGGAAGGTCGTCGTCTACGGTCTTCCTCGCGGATCAGGCAAGAGCCCGCTCACCGCCGGCTACGCCAACCACGCGCTGGTTAACGGCTCCGGATCCCCGCAGATCTGGTGCGCGGCGGCAGCAAAGAAGCAGGCCGGCATCGTCCACATGCACGCAAGCAAGGAAGCCCAGGACGGCCCGCTGGAGGACTTCCTGGAGTTCCCCCGAGTGCGGGAGGCCCTGGGCCCCATCAAGTGCCCGCACAACGACGGCATCCTTCGCGTGGTCTCCGCGGACGGCGACCTGCAGCAGGGACTCAACCCCTACTTCGTGTCGGTCGATGAGCTGCACACGTTCAGGACCGGCAAGCAGGTGGGTCTCTTCTCGGCCTTCCTGACGGCCATGCACAAGCGCCTCGACTCCCGGATGCTGGTCATTACCACCGCCGGGGCGTCGAAAGACTCACTCCTCGGCGAGCTGGTGGACGCCATCATCGAGGCTGGCGAGATGGAGATCTCACGCCACGGCTGCAAGATCGTGGTCCGCGACTATGAGGCCCAGCGCCTTCTCATCTGGTACGGGGCCCCGGAGAACGCCGACATCCGTGACCCGAAGGTCTGGCGCGCGTGCAACCCTGCCTCGTGGATCTCCGACGCCGCTCTTCTGTGGGCGGCGCACAACAACCCCGAGTCGGAGTTCCGCCGCTACTACCTGAACCAATGGGTGAAGGGTGAGGACGCGGCCATACAGCCGGCGGTCTGGGATGCCTGCAGAGGTCCCGAGAAGATCCCGGCCGGCTCGGACATCTGGGTGGGTGTGGATATCGGCGAGAAACGCGACACCAGCGCGGTCGACTGGATCGCCGAGACGATGCGCGGGGGAGAGCTGGCCCTGATCGTTCGCGCCTCGGTGTTCACGGCGAAGCGGATCTCCGGCATGGAGACCACGCTGCCCCGGGTGGAGGCGCACCTGCGCTGGCTCCGCGACAACTTCAACCTGCGCGGCGTGTACTTCGACAAGTGGCAGATGCGCGACATGGCTATCAGGCTCGCCGACGAGGGCTTCCCCATGGTGGAGTTCAGCCAGAGAAACGAGTCGATGGTACCGGCCTCTCAGCTGACATTCGACCTGATCGCGAACCGCCGCCTCATCCACAGCGGAGACAAGGTGCTTCGGGCCCACGTGCTCGGCACCGGCGGCGAGATAACGGCGACTGGCGGCTGGCGCTTCACGAAGGCCAAGACCAAGACCGGTAGCCGCGACCAGCGCAAGCAGAACGATGCCTGTATCGCCCTGGCGATGGCCGCGGGTGGATGGCGATCCGACCAACATACCGGAGGTGATCCGTGGAGCGACACATGGTGAGAGCCGCGGCCGCCAGGCACGCGGAGGACATCGCGATCGGCGCCGGCGCCCTGCTCCTGGCCGGCGGTCTCGGATGGCGCATCGGATGGTGGGCAGCGCTCACAGCCCTCGGAGCGATCGCGCTGGCGATCGGCGTATGGCTAGGCAGCAAGGGAGGCAGCTGATGGGCTTCATCGGAGACCGCGTCGGCATCCAGCGCCGCGCCAACAGCATGGTCGATATGGCCGGCCTGCTTCTCCCCGGGGGCCGCGGGGCGATGGGCACCGCCGGCATGGCCGTCACCAAACGGACGGTCGCCACGATCCCGGCCATCTACCGCGCCTGGGACTTCGCCGCTTCGAGTGTCGCCCAGCTGACCATGGGAGTATGGCGTGGCGAGGGCGTGATCCCCGAGCGCGTCCTCACCACGAACCAGTCCAGGCTGTTCGCCGGCGTCCCCAACCCGCGGCAGAGCTGGTTCCTGCTCTGGTACATCGCGGAGATGAGCCTGGAGGCCCGGAGCAACGGCTATCTGTGGAAGACCAAGGGCCCCGGCAGCCAGGTGATCGCCCTGACCGGGCTGCACCCGGACCAGGTGTGGCCCAGCCCTGCCGAGAACGGAGACCTGCGGTACGACGTAACCTTCGACGGCTCGGTCCCCCAGCCGCCGGAGGTCCGCGGCTACGGACAGATCACTGTCGGCGCGGAGACCATCATCCACATTCGCGGCGCCGGCACCATCGGTGAACTGATAGCGCCCACCCCGATCGAGCGCTTCCGGACGTCCCTGGGTACCGCCCTGGCCAAACAGAACTACGAGGCCAACCTGTACGAGAACGGCGTGCTCGGAGGCCTGGGCGTCGCCTTCCCGAAGGAGGTCACCCGGAAGCAGGCGAAGGAGTGGCGGGAGGTATTCGACACCGAGAACGCCGGCAGCTTCAACGCCGGCCGCACCAAGGTGATCGGCGGCGGCGCCGCCTTCTCGCAGATCGGGATGACGCAGAAAGACGCTCAGTTTGTCGAGGCCGGCCTGATGACCCTGCAGGACATCATGAACATCACCGGCGTCCCGGGCTGGGTCCTCTCGATCGAGAAGGCCGAAAAGAGCCCGAGCCCCGAAGATGAGGAAGCGCGCTGGGTCCACGGCGGCCGAGAGGTCAGGCTGCGCCGGATAGAGTCCGCCCTGGCGGCCGACCCTGACATCTTCGGCCCCGGCGCTCGCGACTACCCGGCCTTTGATACCGCCGAGTCCATCCACCCGGACAGCAGGACCGCCGATGAGATCGCCCACGCGCAGATCCAGGACGGCCGGCTCCTCGTAGACGAGTGGAGGATCCCGCGCGGCATGGGCCCGCTGCCCGATGGACTGGGCATGATCCCGCAGGTAACTCCTGTCGGCGGCGCCCCCAACCAGACGCCCAAGCCGTCCCCCAGCAGCACGAACGGAGGTGCATGACATGGCCGGACAAGCCAACGTCCTCGACGCCCTCGGCCTAGAGGCCATCCTCTCGATCGTGGCCGGTGAGAGCCGGACCCGCGACCGAGCTCACGCAGAGGTCACCTGGCGCGCGAGCGGAGACCCGGACAAGAAAGACGTCCGGATCCTGACCGGCTACCCCGCGGTCTTCGGCCAGAAGTACACCCTGTACGAGTCGGACAACTACAAGATCACCGAGGAGGTCGCCCCCGGCTTCTTCGATCCGGTCCTCGCGGACGATTGCCACCTGAACATCGGCCACGACCGGAACACCGCCATGTGCCGGAACAGCCCCTGCATGCCGGAGGACAAGCGCGGCGGCCCGGGCAGCATGGACCTGAGCGTCGACGCCCACGGACTGCGGGTCCACGCTCAGGTGCCGATGGACGATCTCGACGCCCAGCGCCTGGCCCCGAAGATGGACCACGGCGTCATGGACCAGATGAGCTACGCCTTCACCGTGGCAGAGGAAGACCGGCTGGAAACCCGCGAGGAGGGCACCGGCCGCTACCTGGTCCACTACACCCTGAAGAAGGCCCGCAGCCTGATGGACGTCTGCGTCTGCCCCCTGGGCGCCAATTCGCAGACGGAGGTCGCGCTCCGGACATTCGCAAGCCAGCTGGCAGGTCGCTCGCAAGAGGGCCTCGCCGGCGAGCTCGGTCGCTCCACCCCGGAGGGCCCGGCGGCAGAGGAAGGTCGCTCCACCCCGGAGGGCCCGACCGCAAAGGAGCGGCGCGCCGCCTTGTATGACGAGGCCGTCACCGCGCTGCAACAATTCACACCACGCACCGAGGAGTAGAAGATGGACGAACGCATCCGTCAGTACAACGCCGCCGGCAGGGCCCTCGCTGACGCGGCCAACGCCCTGCGCACCGCCCCCGATGAAGGCCTCGCTCAGGCCGAGGCGGACTTCCGCAACGCCCAGGCAGAATTCGAGCGCTGCAAGAAGAACCTGGAACTGGCCGAGGAGGCCCGCGGCGCGGCCACCTTCGCGCCCAAGCCGGTCGACAACCCGAACCTGATCGGGATGGACCAGAAAGAGGTCCGCGCCTACTCGGTCGTCCGCGCTATCCGCGCCGTCGCCTTGAACGACTGGAAGGGCGCCGAGCTCGAGCGCGACGCCTCCCAGGAGATCGCCAAGCGGGTGGGCAAAGAGCCGCAGGGCTTCTTCGTGCCCTACGACGTCCAGGTCGAGACCCGCGCCGGCATGGACACCGCCACCACCGGGGCCGGCAAGGAGATGGTCGCGACCGAGCTTCTCGCGGGCAGCTTCATCAGCATGCTCCGCAAGCGGATGGCCCTCCGCCGCGCCGGCGCCACCTACCTGACCGGCCTGACCGGCAACATCGCGATCCCGCGGCAGACCGGGAGCGGCACCTTCTACTGGATCGACGCGACCACCAACACGGAGATCACCGGCGAGAGCCACCCGGCCGTCGACCAGGTCACCATGACGCCCAAGACGGGCGCCGCCTACAGCCAGGTCGGCCGGACCCTCATCATGCAGGCCAGCCCGGATGTGGAGAACTTGGTCCGCATTGACCTCGCCACGATCGCGGCCCTGGGCGTCGACGCCGCCGGTCTCTACGGCACCGGCACCGACCAGCAGCCGAAGGGCATCGCCCTGCAGACCGGCGTGAACGTGGTCGCGCTCGGTACCGACGGCGCGGCGCCGACCTGGGCGAAGATCGTCCAGATGGAGACCGAAGTGGCCGCGGACGATGCCGACGTGGAATCGATGGCCTACCTGGTCAACGCTCGGACGCGCGGCTTCCTCAAGAGCACCCCGAAGGTGGCCACCTACAGCGCCGAGATGATGTGGGACACCCGCAGCCCGGACACCCCGCTGAATGGGTACCCTGCGGTGGTCTCCAACCAGGTTCGGAACAACCTCACCAAGGCCAGCGGAACCGGCCTGTCCGAGCTGTTCTTCGGCAACTTCGCCGACTGCCTCATTGGCCAGTGGGGGACGCTGGACATCTTCGCGGACCCCTACAGCGACAGCAAGAAGGGGATCATCAACCTGATCGTCTTCCAGGACGTCGACGTGGCCGTCCGCCACGGCGAGAGCTTCAGCCGCATCGCGGACGCGGTGGTCTCGTAGGCCGAGGCCCCCAACCCTTGAAGGCCCGCAGCAACGAGCCGGTCCGTCTGCCACAGGCGGACCGGCCATCTTTCCCAAAGGAGGGAGCGTGAAAGCCATCACCCTCACCCGCGACCAGGTGGTCGGCGGAGAGGACCATTTCACCGGCGAAACGGTAGAGGCTTCCGACAAGGATGCCGCTTACCTGGTCAACCGCGGCCGCGCCATTCCGGCCGAAGCCGAACCGGAACCCGAGCCGGGACCGGAAGCCGCGGCGGATCCGGCTCCGGACCCGGAGGCCGACGTCTACGAACCCGAACCCGAGCCCGAGCCCGAAGCCGAACCGGAACCCGAGCCGGGGCCGGAAGCGAAGCCGAAGGCAAAGAGCGCTGGCAAGTAGACCGGCAGACAACAGCACCGCCGATGCAGGGCGCCTCCGGGCGCCCTGCCACATTTCGGGAGGAGGGGTGAGCCATGCCCGCCATCTACCTGACTCGTTCGGTCGTGGTCAACGGAGAGCCGCATGCAGCTGGCGATGTCGTCAGCACCAGCGAGGCAGACGCCCTCTACCTGGTGCGCGGAGGCCGCGCTCGCTGGGCAACGGCCGACGACCTGCGACGGGCGCCAAACCCTCGCCCGGCCGCGGAGGTGCGCCGGCTCCTGCAGGCCGAAGCGACGAAGGGCGGCCCGAGGCCGCAGCGCCGTGGATGATGTTCTGGTAGGCCGCAGGCTCGAGGCGCCCGCCCTGGCGCCTGGACCCTGCCGCTGCGCCACCCGCTCGTAGACCAAGGAGGGCCCCATGCCTGACCTTTGCACCCTCGCCGAGGTGAAAGCCCGCGGCAGTATCACCGGGACGGACCGCGACGCCCTGATCGCCACGCTCATCTCGGAGGCCACCCGCCGCCTCTGCCGGGCGACCGGCCGCGAGTTCATGCCGCAGGCCACCGCCACGCGCCGCTTCGACGTGAACCCTCTGGCGTGCGACCCGCGCCGCCTCTACTACCCTGTGCCCCTGCCGCAGTGCGACCTGCGCACGGCCACCACCGTCACCCTGCACCCGGAGAGCGTGAGCGAGGCCCAGGTGCTCGCCGCCGGCACCGACTACGAGCTGGACACGGACCGGGACACCGCGAGCGCGGGCCTGATTCGCCTGTCCGGCCGGCTCAGCATGGGCTCCACCAGGGCGGCCAACTTCGGCCTGGTGGGCCTGGAGATCGTCGGCGCCTGGGGAATATGGGCGGACGCCTCCGCCGTGGCCGCGGAGGTCAAGGCGGCCGCGGAGATCTACGTGCTCGCCGGCATCGACAAAGCGGTCGCTGACGGGCTCGGCGTGGCCGATCTCGCGAGCGGCGCCGGCATGGCGCAGTTCTCCCGGTCCTGGGATATCCCCTGGGAGGCCTGGCTCAAGGTCCGAGACTACAGCCGCGAGCTGGGGGTGTCGTGATGTTTTCCTCGAGCGTGCCCGCCCTGAAGGCGGCCCTCATGACCCGCATCGAGGCGGCCCTGGCTACGGCCGGAAAGACCGCCCTGGTATCGCGCGGGAATCCCTACCCGAAGGCCTGGGCCGGGCAGACCGTGATAATCGGCAAGGCCACGATCGACCCGCCGGTCCGCGTGGTCGGCATGACCCAGGAGAACGAATACTGCGACGTTGAGGTGTTCATCAACGCCGCCGGCAACGCCCAGGACGCCTACAGCGTATTCGAGGACCGGGCCTACGCGCTGCGCGACGTGATCGAAAGCGACCTGCGCGACTGGACCATGGCCCCGGAAACCCTGCCCGCCGGCTCCTGGGGACAGGTCCTCTCCGTGCTGGCCTTCGGCGGCAGCGACCAGGAGGGCATCGAGACTGACAAGAACGGCGCGCCCCGGAGCCGCGATTGCACCGTGACCCTGACCGTGCGCGTCCAGGCCCGGAAGGTGAGCTATGGGTAGAAAGCGAGCCCCGGGCCGTACCTCAGGCATGGCCGAGTTCGATATCAGCTACGTCCTGGACGAGAGCCAGGTCCGGGCCCTCAAGCGCGCCATCTCGAGCGCCGACGCGGCTGCCCGCCGCGAGCTTCGCGCCGTCACCAAGGAGGCCGGCACGATCGTCCAGAAGGAGATTCAGAGCCGGACGCCGATCTACGCCGGCGGCAGGGACAAGTACCACAGGCCCCGCCAGCTGCTCAAGGCGACCAAGCTGAAGGTCGGCCGCCTCTCCGTGGCCGTCTACAACGACGCCAAGTCGGCCCCGACCCGCCGCTACCCGGGCGGCTACCGATACGGGAAGCGCATAGAGTTTGACCCCTCCTTCGGCGACTTCGCCTTTTTCTATCCGGGCTGGGCGGCCGCCAAGGACCGGGCCCGGGAGGCCTTCGACAAGGTCCTCAAGACCGCCTATGACACCTTCATCCGAGGAGGCTGAGCACATGAGCAAGCACCGGAGCATATCCGAGGAGCTGGGCATCGACCCGGCCCAGGGAGTCGATGAGCTGCTCGCCCAAGCCGGCGAGCTGATCGTGGCCGGCCGCCTCGTGGTCGCGCCCAAGCACAGGGTCCCCGCCGAGCCGGCCGCCGAGCCGGCCGCTGAAACCGCACCGACCGAAAGAGGTGAGTAGCCATGACCGACCTTCTCGGCAATAAGCACTGGCTCGGCGCCAAGCCCCAGGCCGTCGCCGGCACCAAGGAAACGACCGTAACGACCTTCCTGGCCACCACGAAGATCAAGATGGACGGCAACATGAAGCCGATCGAGCGAGCGGCCACGCTCACGACCGGCTACGAGCTGCCTCCCCTGGCCGGCTGGCTGCACCCGAGCGCCGCCTGCTCGTGCGAGTACCACGCCTCGCAGCCGCAGCCCTTCTACTGGGCCCTCGGCGCCGTCAACACCACCACGCCGGTCGGCACGGTCCGGCTGCACTCGATCACCGAGGCCGACGCCCCGGTCCGCCTCACCCTCGAGGCCGACAAGATCTACCAGAAGGACAAGCAGGGCGATTGCTTCGTGAGCAAGCTGGGCCTCAACTTCAAGCCGGGCGAGATCGCCACGCTTGACCTGGAGTTCCTGGGGCTCTCCCACCTGGGCGACCAGACCCTGACGAGCACGCCCGCCTTCACCACCGACCCGCTGGTCTGCAGCCGGGCCGCGGTCAAGTTCGACGGCGTCGCTGACTACACCGTGGAGGGCGGCAGCTTCACCTGGGACGGCGCCCTCGAGGAGGCCCTCGGCCTGACCGACCAGACCGACCGCGAGGCCCTCAAGATTCGCCGCAAGGGCAACCCGGAGATCACCGCGAAGCTGGACTTCCTCGACTTTCCGAAGGCCAACCTGGCGGCCATGCTCGCCGGCACCACCTTTGCCCTGGTGATCGAGCTGACCGGGGCCGTGATCGAGTCCACCTACCGCAAGATGCTGCGCGTCACCCTGCCGGCCTGCCGGTACACGGGCGGCCTGGACACCGAGGTGGCGGACGGCCTGATCACCGGCTCGGCCGATATCAAGGCCTACTACGACACCGTATCGAGCAAGCGGATTCTCGTGGAGGCGCAGAACACGATCTCCGCGATCAACACCTAGCGCCCCAAGGCCTCGTGGCGGGCCTCGCAGGCGCGAGGCGGGGGTTTTCCCGCCGGCGCCGTGTCGGGCCTTACGGAGGCCTCAGCGGCCCGATTTGAGCCCATTACGCGACCCTCGGAGGGGGAGCTATGAAGATCGTTACCGACAGCGACGTCCAGACATTCACCGACCCGGAGGGCGACCGCCTGGTCCTGCTCACCACCGTGCGCCAGCGCGACGTGGAGAAGGCCGCGGATATCGCCCAGCAGGAGGCCATGGAGGCCCTCAAGGGCCTGGGAATGTCGCTCGAGGAGGCCATGAAGCAGGCCCGGGAGGCCGACGCCGAGCAGGTGGCAGCCGCCCGGGAGCGCGTCAGGAAGGAGGACCTGTCGCCCGGCATGCGTCGCTTCCGCCTTCAGGCGGTCGCCCAGCGCCTGACCGTGGGCGCCCAGGAGTACGGCGGCCATGCGATCGTGGAGGCCTACGAGAACATGGACCCCGCCTCGGCCCGCTGGGTCGATGAGCAGGTCGACACCGTCTGGAAGCGGGCCCTGCCCGATGATGCCTCGCGCGAAAGCTCGCCGGCTGGCCTGGACGGTCCTGACCAGCCGGAGCGGAACGCCTAAGAACGCGCTCGCCCGGGAGCCGCACCTCGCGCGGCTCTGGTCGTCCTACCAGCTCTGCAAACACCTGACCTGCCTGCCGGACGCGGGCGGCCTGCTCGACCAAGACGCCGAGTGGGTCGCCTTCGCCGGCGTCTTTGCGGCCACCGAGGCCGACTACCAGGAAAGCCAGAAACCAAAAGGGAGGTGAAGCCGTGGCCGACGCCCGCACCCTCGAGGTCATTCTCAAGGCGACGGACCGCACCGCCGCCGGCGTCAACTCCGCGGCGTCCAACTTCGGCGGCCTGGACGGCAAGCTGAAAAGCCTGGCCTCGGCCGCTACCGGCGCCCTCATCATCGGCAAGGTCACCGACTACATGTGGGAGGCCGGCCAAGCGGCCCTCGAGGACGAGGCCGCCGCGGCCACCCTGGCTAACACCCTCGTCAATGTGACCGGCGCCACCCAGGACCAGGTGGACGCCGTGGAGGACTACATCAGCAAGACGGTCCTCGCCGCCGGCGTGGCCGACGATAAGCTGCGCCCCGCCTTCTCGAACCTGGTGGTCGCCACCAAGGACGTCCAGAAGGCCCAGGACCTAATGACGATCGCCATGGACGTCGCCCAGGGTAAGGGCCTCGATCTCGAGGCCGTGACGAAGGCCCTGGCCAAGGCCCAGCAGGGCAACGTCTCCGGGCTGCAGAAGCTCGGCGTGGCCACCAAGGACGCCTCCGGCAAGGCCCTGTCCTACGAGGAGATCCTGCAGAGCCTGGCCGACACCTACGGCGGCGCCGTCGCCAAGAACGCGGAGACGGCCGCCGGCAAGCAGGCCCGGCTCACCCTGGGCATGGCCGAGATGAAGGAGAGCATCGGCACCGCCCTGGTCCCCGTCCTGAACACGTTCATTGATCTCGGGCAGAAGGTGCTCGGCTGGTTTACCAACCTCCCGGGCCCGGTCCAGAAGGTAATCGCAATCGGCGCCCTGCTCACCGCCATGCTCGCCGGCGTGGCCATGGTCATAGGCCCGCTCATCCCGCTGGTGTCCGGCCTGGCCGCGGCCAACATGGCCCTGCTCGGCCCGATCGCCGCAGTGGTCGCCGGCATCGGCGCCATCATTGCGATCGTGGTCCTGTGCATTAAGTACCACGAGGAAATTCTGGCCGCGCTCACCGTGGCCTGGAACGCAATCAAGGCGGCTTTCACCGCTGCCTGGGACGCCATTACCGGCGCCTTCACGGCGGCCTGGGACGCCATCAAAGCGGTGTTCTGGGCGGGCATCAACTTCCTCCGGGACAACTGGCAGACCATCATGCAGGTCCTGCTGGCCATCGCCACCGGCGGCCTTTCCGCCCTGCTCGGTTTCATCATCAAGCACTGGGACGACATCAAGGCTGGCTTCTGGAAGATGGTCGACGCCATCAAGGCGGCCTGGTCCGCGGCCGTCGACTGGATAAAGGGCATCCCCGGCAAGATTCTCTCCGCCCTCGGCAACCTGGGCGGCCTGCTCGTCGACACCGGCAAGGCCGTCATCCAGGGTCTCTGGGACGGCATCAAGTGGCTGTGGGAGAACGGCGTCAAGGGCTGGTTCAACATCAACCAGAAGGTCAAGGACTTTTTCGTTGGCGCCGGCACATGGCTCTACGACATCGGCAAGTCCATCATCCAGGGGCTCTGGAACGGGCTCAAGTCCATCTGGGAAAGCATCAAGTCCTGGTTCCTGGACAAGATCTCCTGGCTCAACGCGATTCTGCCCGAGAAGTGGGAGATACACTCGCCCTCGCGCGTGTTCTTCCGCCATGGCGCGAACCTGATGGAGGGCCTGCGCCTCGGCCTGGCCGCCGGCGGAGACAGCGTGGAGGACCAGATGAATCGCGTAGCCGATATGGCCGGCGGCTTCGGCGGCACCTTCGGCGGTAACTTCGCCTTCTCCGGCGCCGGCTCCGGCGCCTCCACAATCCACATTGGAAGTATCACGATCGACGGCTCGAAGATGAGCGAGGCCTCCTACCGCGGCCTCATCGAGAGCATCCAGACGGCCGTGAGAATGGGAGGCTGATATGGCCGGCCAGGTGCAAAAGACCGCGTCGGTCATGACCTGCGTGCGCAACGGCTACACCACCACGCCCAGCGACTACGCGGTCGGCGGCCCGGGCCCGAGCCCGAGCTACAACAACAGCATCTACATGACGTTCCCGGATCTCGATTTGCCCACCGGCGCCGTGATCGACAGCGCCTCCATGCACTACGACATGACCAGCTGGGACTGGTCCGCGGCCACCTCCATCGAGCTGCAGCATGCGACCGGCGCCGGGACGCCCACCAACCAGGTAGGCGTGGACGGGACACTCGACTCGACCACGGTCCCCAGCTCCACCCTGACCGATACCTACGAGGCCACGAACACCGCCAGGCGCATGCTCGAGACCGGGCTGCACTACCTGAAGATGTTCAACGGCAACGGCGAAAACCGGAAAAACTTCACGTCGACCAAGGCGATTCTGACCGTAAACTACACCGCCCCGCCGGTCGCCCCGACCCTGGGCAGCGTGGTCCGCGACAGCCCGACGCAGTGCACGGTCAACTGGACCAACAACGCCACGACCGACGCGCCCTACACGACCCTGGCCGTCTACCGGGCGGAGCAGGGCAGCAGCTTCTTCGCCCTCCTGGCGACCAAGAGCCCGACCACCCTAACCCAGCACGTCGACACGACCTGCGAGGCCGGCAAGAGCTACCGCTACCAGGTCATGGCTTCCAACGCCGCCGGCGACGCAACGAGCGCGGCGTCCTCCTGGCTGTACGCGGTCCCGACCGCGCCCTCGAGCGTGGCCAACCACCGCGAGAGCACCACGAGCAACCACGTCACCTGGACCGATAACCCCACGACCGGCGCGCCCTATGACCACCTCGAGGTGGAGCGCACGACGAACGGCACCGATTGGACGTCGGTCAACAGCAGCGTGAGCGGCACGGCCACCAGCCTGATCGACTCCGCGAGCGTCTCCGACACGGTCGGCTACAAGTACCGCGTGCGGGCCGTGGGCCCGGGCGGCACTTCCGACTACGGCACGGCCGCTGACTACACCGAGGTCAAGCCGGCCGCGCCCACCATCGGGACGGCCACGCGCGTGAGCGACACCCAGGCCACGATCGCCTGGACCAACAGCGGCGCCGCGGGACCTTACGAGGCCCTGACCGTGGAGCGGCAGACGGACGGAGAATCCTGGGTCCAGGTCGCCTCCGTGGCCACGACCGCCACGAGCTACACCGACACCACCGTGGCCGCGAACCACAGCTACGCCTACCGAGTCAAGGCGGCCAACACCGCCGGCTCGGCCACCTCCGCCGCTTCGAGCACCATCTACAACACCCCGGCCGCGCCGACGATCGGCACGGCCACCAAGACCGGCGACACCGCGGTCACCGTGACCTGGACGGATAACTCGAACACGGAGAGCAACTTCGAGGTCCAGCGCTCCGTCGACGGCGGCGCCTACTCCGCGATCGGCACGGTCGGCGCCGGCGTGACCAGCTACAACGACACCAGCGCCCCGGGCGGCACGCTGACGTACAAGGTCCGCGCGTACCGCGGCAGCCTCTATTCGGCCCTCTCCGCGGCCTCCAACAGCGTCACCACGACGCAGCCTCCGGCGGCCCCGACGATCACGCCGGCCTGGCCGGCATACTCGCCCACCGGCGCGACCCTGCGCGTGAGCTGGCAGCACAACACCCTGGACGGCTCCGCCCAATCGAGCGCGGACGTGGTCTACAACATCGGCGCCGGCGACGTCACCCAGAACGTGGCCGGAGCGACGAGCTACTACGACATTAGCATCACCGGCAAGCTGGCCACGCAGGTCTGCACCGTCAAGGTCCGCACCTACGGCCTCCACGCGAGCCCCGGCTCCTACTCGGCGACGCAGTCCACCACGCTGGCCGACCAGCCCGCCTGCAACATAACGACGCCGGCCACCGACGGAACGACCGTCACCGACGCGCCCCTGGCGGTCGCATGGAGCTACACCGACGAGTTCGCCCAGGCCGGCTGGGCCCTGCAGCTGCTCAGCGCCGGCGGCGCCGTGCTCAAGACCTGGACCGGCGCGACCGAAACCAGCAAGAGCATCCCGGCCGCCGACTTGCCCGACGATTCGAGCTACAGCCTCGCCCTCGAGGTCCGCAGCGGTTCCGGCTTCACCGCCGCCGCGACCCGGACGTTCGGCACCGACTACGCCGGTCCCACGGCTCCGACGATCGCCGCAACCTTCGACCCGGTCGCCCTCTCCGCGAGCATAATCGCCGCGGCCGGAGAGACCGGCGCCCTGCCGGCCACCGATCATCTGGTGCTCCTGCGCATCGACAGCCACCTCGGCGTGACCGAGCAAGTCACCCTGGCCGACCCCTTCACCAGCGGCAGCTACCTGACCGACTACGTCCCGCGGCTCGATCAGACCGTCACCTACCGCGTCCTGGCCGTCGCCGCGAACGGCGCCTACAGCCTCGCCGAGGCGCAGATCTCGACGCCGGCAAACGGAGCGGTCGCCCTCAACTTCGGCGAGGGATACGCGCAGCTGCTCATCCTGCAGTGGGACGCCCAGGTGGGCCGCGATCGGGAGGACGACTCCGAGACGTTCGTCTTTGCCGGCCGGCCCGACCCGGTCACCTATGCCGGCGAGCACACCAAGGAGGTCCTGAGCGTGACCGCCACCGTCCTGGACGCCACCAACGCCGCGGCCCTCGAGGCCCTCGGCCTCTGGCACCGCGCCTGCACCTACCGCCAGCCCGGCGGCCGGCGCATCCACGTCAAGGTGCAGAAGATCGGCGACAGCCTGGGCGAGGCGCCCGGCGCCACCGGCGCGTCCCTGAGCCTGCTCAAGGTGGAGTGACACCATGGCCATAGACTGGACCATCCCGCGCCAGGGCATCTTCCGCTTTTACCGCGTCTCCTACTCCGGCCGGCAGGAGCTGGAGGAGCTGGCCACCATCCAGCCCGGAGGCCGCATCACCCGCAACGCCGCCACCGACCTGAAGGAGGAAGGCCGGCTGCCTTGCGTGGAGCTGCCCTCGATCGGCGACGACCTGATCAGGATTTACTACGTGGTGGAGGACGACGCCGGCCAGGAGGACGCGATCGCCCTGGCCACCATGCACGCGGTCAAGCCCTCCGCCCGCTACACCGCCGCCGCGGAGACGGCCGAGCTGAGCCTTGTCTCCGCCCTGCTCACCCTGCAGCAGGCCAAGCTGCGCGAGACCCTCACGATCGCCGCCGGCACCGTGGCCGCCACCAAGGCCGCGGAGATCTGCACCGACCTGGGGCTGCCCGTGGTCAGCTCGCCCGGCACCCGGGCCCTGACCGCGGACGCCTCCTGGAACGCCGGCGACTCCCGCCTCAAGGTGGTCAACTGGCTGCTCGACTTCGGCGGCTACTGGAGCGCCCAGGTCGACGGCTGGGGCCGCGTGGTCTTCGCGCCCTATGAGGACCCGCGCCGGCGCACGCCGGTCTGGACCTTCCGGGACGGCAGCAACTGCATCTATCGGCCCGAGGTCACCCTCGAGACCGACGCCTGGGACGTGCCGAATGTCTGCGTCCTGACCTGCTCCAACCCGGCGACCGCCCTCTCCGGCAGCTTCACCAACGACGACCCCGCCTCGCCCTACTCGACCGTCACCCGCGGCCGGGAGATCGCCCTGGCGGAGACGGTAGACGACGCGACCAGCGAGGCCGATCTCGACGCCCGGGCGGAGAAGCGCCTCATGCTGGCCACCTCGGCCACCGAGCGCCTGGCCCTCGAGCACGCCTACGCGCCGGTCACGATCGGCGACGTGGTCGACTTCGGATGGACCGCCCGCGGCCTCTCCATGAGGGCCGCCGTCCAGTCGCAGGACCTGACCCTGACCCCGGCCCTGCCGACCAAGAGCCTGACCAAGCGAGTGTGGGCATGATGGACGAGAGCATCCTGAACCAGATCCTGAACGCCGGCATCCTCCGGGCGCCGGCCCCGCCCCGCACCGAGTGGTATCTCGGCACGGTCGACGGCACGCCCTCCGGCGGCAGCGCCCCGGTCACGATCGACGGCGACACGAGCCCCACCGACTGCGTGCAAGCCGTGACCTGCGCCGATACCGAGCGCGTGCTTCTCTGCCGGCAAGGCCGCGCCCTGATTGTGGCGGCCAACCTGACCAGCCCGGCCGGCAGCATGACCGCCGCGCAGATCCTGGCCGCGCTGCTCACCGTGGACGGCACCGGGAGCCTGCTCGACGCGGACACCTGCGACGGCAGCCACTACAGCGCGTCGGACGTGCTCGCCAAGATCAAGACGGTCGACGGCTCCGGCTCCGGCCTGGACGCCGACCTGCTCGACGGCCAGGAGGGCAGCTACTACGCCCCGGAGACGACCACCACGGCCGGCTCGCTCGTGGACGGCGCCACCGGCAAGACCACCCCGGTCGACGCCGATAACGTCGCTATCACCGACAGCGCCGCGAGCCACGTTCTCAAGAAGCTGACCTGGGCGAATCTCAAGGCCACGCTCAAGACCTATTTCGATACCCTCTACACACCGGCCGCATCACTGACTGGCTGGACCGACTGGACGCCCACCGTCACCGCGACCGGCTCGATGACCATTTCTTCATTGTCGTGGGCGCGCAAAAGGTGGATGCGGATTGGGCCGCTCATCTACTTCGAGGTTAACTTCTCGTTCACTACCGGGGGCACGGCAAGCACGGGGGTCTACATAACGTTCCATTCTGAACTAGCGGCCCTGGACGACTTTGTGACGGCCCCTGTCGGCTACCAAGACGGCGGCGGGACCGTGGTGGGAGTAGCTCAGTCCTATAGCAGCACTGCGATGCTGGTGCGAAAGTATGACGGCAGCAACTGGGGCCTTGGAACCAACCGCCGCATCCGCTGCGCCGGCTTCTACACATTGGCACCATGAGCCAGATCGCCGGATACGTCTCCCTTGCTGCGGTCATCTTGGGCGTCCTCTACCTGGTGTTCGGGCCGATCATGGATGACAACCAAGACGACCGCGACTACCGTGATCTCTATGCCGATGTAGCAGTCATCAAGGAGGACGTGCGATGGCTGACCACGACCACCACCTACGTCACCGGCACCCTGCGCTATTTCGTCGTCTCCGGCTGGTACAAGCCCGCCTAAAGCCCCACGGAAAGGAGCCCGCCCATGCTCGCCCGCCTCCGCGAGGTCCTGCGAGATCCGCAGTGGGCCCTGCTTATGTACCTCTGGCGCCGCGACCGCCGGCGCGCCCGCGCGGAGTACCTGCGCCGGCTTGACCATGCCTGCATGATGAGCAACCGGAGCCGGCCGTGAGCCTGCCGGACTGGGCCGCGATCGTCGGCTGGATAGTCGCCGGCCTGATCGGCTTCACCGGGGCCCTGGCCGTCCTGCGCTCCCGCTACCGGGTGGCCACCGACACCGAGCGCGAGAAGTACATAGCCGCCCTCGAGGCGCGCAACAAGCTGCTCGAGGAGGCTAACGGCCGGCAGTCCGCGGAGATGAAGGCCCTCGAGAAGGCCCACCACGAGCTGCGCGGCCAGTTCCGTTTCCTGTCGCAGCTCGTCCTGGGCAAGTGCCCGCTCGCCGAGATCGACCCCGAGACCGGCGCCTGCGTGCACTGTGCCATGAAGCAGCCCTGCGGCGTGACGCCGCAATAGAGACCGAAGGAGGAGACCGCCATGATTGAGCAGCCTCGCGTGATCGTCAACTACTCCAACCAGCACAGGAACATCTCGGCCGTCGACAGCGACCCGCGGCCCGGGCCCACCACCGAGGAGATGATCGGCGAGCGCCGCTTCGCCGGCGCCAAGCCGGAGGCCGAGCGCCAGGGCGCCTTTGTGATCGCCCGGCATATCGCCGGCGTGGGCACCTCGAGCGTGGACGAGCTTGTGCGCGAGCTGGACTGGGAGTTTGCCCAGCGCCCCACGCACGCGGCCAGCTTCCACAGCGACGCGAGCGGCCCGCAGGACGTCTACCCGCTTATCGCCCGGCCCGAGGACGCCGCCATGGCCGCCCGCATCGGCCGGAGCCTGTCGCGCGGTATCGGCTTTGCCTACCAGGCGCCCAAGCTGCGCACCGACCTGGCCTGGAGCCACCGCGCGGATAACCTGCCCGCCGGCCGGACCGTGCTGCTCGAGATCGGCGTCCACGGAGCGACCAGCCTGGCCTACGGCCAGAAGGGCCCGGCCATGCTCTACCGCTACGCCGAGTTCCACGGCGCCGCCGCTATCCAGGAGTGCTTCCGGGAGTGGGGCCTGCTCAAGGTGGAGAAGATGCTGCCCCGGACCATCGAGGTCCCGCCCGGCTTCGAGGACTGGTACGACCCGGCCTCCCCGACGCCGGCGCCGGTCGAGTACGCCTTCGGCGACCGCATCCTGTACATGGACGACGACCCGCTGACCCCGCTCATGCGTGGCGCCGACGTGCTGCTCCTGCAGAAGGCCCTGAACGCCCTCATCCCGGCCGGCGCGACGATCACCCGCCTGGACGACGGCCGGCACGCGGCCACGCCGATCGACGCGGACGGGATCTTCGGCGGCTGGACCGAGGCCGCGACCTTCCTCTACCAGAGCACCCACTGGTGGAAAGGCGTGCGCCTGGTCGCCGACGGCGTCTGTGGGCCCACCACCGCGGCCAAGATCAAGGACGCCCTCGCGCATTACGGAATCACGATCAGCTGAAAGGCCTCTGTAAGGCCCGACACGCCTTCAAACACCCGCCGATCGCGCCGCAGGCCCGTCTTGAGGGTCCAGCGGCGCGATTTAGGCCTACCACGGAGGGGAGGTCACTGTGCCAACCGCTGACTTCACCACCGCCGGCACAACCAGCTGGACCTGCCCGGACAACTGCATATCAGCGGTCGTGGAGGTTTGGGGAGGCGGAGGCGGAGGCGGAGGCGGTAACACGCCGAACGGCGGCTCGGGAGGCGGAGGCGGGGCCTACTCCAAGAAAACCTACTCCAACCCGACCGCCGGCAGCAAGACCGTGGTGGTGGGCGCGGCCGGCACCGGCGGTGTGTCCACCGGCAACGGCGGCGCCGGCGGAGATTCCTACTTCATCAGCGCGACCGATTGCATGGCCAAGGGCGGAGGCGGAGGCGCCACGAACGCCGGCACTATTGGGGCGGGCGGTCTCGCCTCGGCCGGATACGGCGAGCTGAAGTATTCCGGCGGCTCCGGCCGCATCGGCACCGGTACGTCCGGCAGCGGTGGAGGCGGCAGCGCCGGCACCGCATCTGACGGCACCACGGCTACGGGCACCACCGGAGCGCCCGCGGTTATCGGCGGAGGCCCGGGCGGCAACGGCTCATCGAGCACCAACGGCTCGGCGCCGGCCTCCGGCCCAGGCGGAGGCGGAGGCGGGGCGAACGACGAGACCGGCGTAGTCGGCGGCAACGGCTGGGCCGGCAGGGTCGTGATCACCTACGAGGTCGCCCTGCCGGTCTCCGGGACCTGCGCGATATCGAGCGGCGCCTCCGGCTCCGCGTCCCAGCAGCAGCCGGCCTCCGGCACGGCCCCGATCACCTCGGGCGCCTCGGGAGCGGTCACGCAGGAGCAGCCCGCGAGCGGCACGGCCGCGATCACCTCCGGCGCCTCCGGCGCGGCCCAGTCCGAGAGCCCGGTCTCCGGTACGGCTTCGATCGTGTCCGGCGCGAGCGGCGCGGCCACCGG